CCTCGCCTGTGTCGCCGCTGCGCTTGTGCTTGATGATGTCGGCCATCAGGTTGCTCCGTACTCGCCGCCATCGAGTTCCTGCACAAGTCCGCTGGGGCACGATCCAAAGATGCGGTTCGGCGCGACGAACTCGTAGGAGATCGCGCCATTGGTAGCGCGACGCATGATCATCTCGACTGGCGTACCTGTCGGCACCGGGCCGATGTAGAAGCCGTCGGCATCGTCTAGCTCAAGAGATGTCACCGCGAATCCGTACGCAGTGGTGGCGTTGTTGCCAAGTTCCAGCAGGTTGACCGCGAATGCAGTACTGCTTGTGCCTTGCCTAGGATTGGTCATCGATGACAAACTGGACGTGGTCGCATCCGCGCGCTTCTTCTCCGTCCAGGCATACTTCCACTTCGCCGTGCCCGCGGTGAAGATGGTCGATCCGTCAATCGTCGCCACGAATCGATCGACGATCGGGATCTCACCCGTACGATCGGTAGGCTGAACCGACTGGACGGCACCGTAGATCTCCTTCCACGTCGCCGGCGTAAGCGCACCCCAGCCCTTGGAGATAAGCGGTTTCATAGGCCTGGCAGATCCGCGAAGTTCGCAGTGTTCGGGAATGGCTGCTTCCAGTAGACCGGATATGCCTTGCCGGCGTATGTGCCAGTGCCCGTCTTTTGCGGTCGACCGTCTTCAGCACGGTCTGGCGATTGGCGACAGTGTGCCGCGCCGTCCCAGATGAACGTGTAGGTCACCTCGTAGAGGTCATAACCGATGCGAGACTGGCGCGATCCGACGAACAACACATAGCCCGCCGATGCCCCCTCGAATGTCGCACTGTTGCGCTTGCCGACCATGCTGCGTACGGTCGACGGATCCAATTGGCTGCCCGTGAGCTTCTTGGTAATGGTGATCTCCTGCTGCGGATAGACAACCGTCAGAGGCTCGCCGCCGTTGTCGATCGGCTGCCCCGCGATGTCGCTCTGCGCTGGGTTGTTCAGATTGGCAGGAGCAGGCATCGCTGTGGAACCGTCGATCCGCCACACGTCAAGCAGTTCCGCTCGAGTGGTCAACTCCTTGCGCTCGTAGTTGGCGATGATCTCGAAGTCATTGCCGCGATTGTTGTAGCTGACCGTTGCCACCCAGGTCTTGGCCGCACTGCCTTCGACCACTTGCAGATCGATGTTGGTCAGCGTGGCCCCGGTGATGCCAGCCGTGGCCGTATATGCGGCTCCGAGCGTATATCCAGCAGTCGTGAGCGCCGAGTATGCATCGCCGATGGTGCCGCCGCTGACATCCGTGATGATCAGGCGGAGCGTCGCCGTGCCGCCGTCGTTGGCTAGCTGATGGCCGATAGTTTGGATTCCAACAGTCGCTGGCATACGGTCCTCAATTGATGGTCGACATCATATCGGCGATGTTCTGGTTCAGCTTGCGCAGTTCTGCCGTCTGCGCCTTGGATTCCTGCGCAATCATCGCATCCCAGTCTTGCTTGGTAAAGGGTGATGCGATGGCGACTTTCACAGACCCCAAAGCCGTCGAGAGCGACTCGGTCATGGATTCGCGACGCTGGCGCATTTCGTCTACGCGCTTCCGTGCAGATTCCTCTTCGCGGGCGACACTCTGCTCGAGTTCATCCCGGCGCTGTTCCATAGCAGTCAGTTGTTGCTGCTTCTTCGCGCTCTCAATGCTGTCATACAAGGCCATCAACTTGGCGACCTCGTCGGATTCGATCTTCATCGACTTGAGTCGCTTCTCGAACTGCTCTCGTTCACGCGCAGCCGCAGCCATTGCGCGCTGATCCTCGTTCATGTTGAGATCAGCCAACTGCTCCTTCAACTGCTTCTCGATCTCAAGAGCCTTGTTGGCTGCTTCAAGGGCATTGCGCGTGTCCTGAAGCGATTGGATCTCGTCGATCCTTTCCGGCGTGAATCCAGCCGCAGTCAGTTGATCCCGTTGCCGCTGTCGGAGGATCTCGCTGTAGTCCTCCTCGCTCATCGAGAGCAGATTGATCTGATTGGTGAGATCAGATACGGTCGCCATGTAGCTGCGGTCGATGGCTTGCCGTTCTGCCTTTGCTCGAACATCCTCTTCGATGGCCTGGCGTTGACCAGTCAACGTCTCGAACTCCTGCGCCTGCTCGAATCGCTTGCGAGCAGCTTCGACGGTCGCTTCTTCCAACTGAAGCACCTTCGCCATCTCGGTGATCTGGACGCGAAGCCTATCGGCAGCCTCCGTATCGCCTCTGGCGCGCACAACGGATTCATAGCCGCGCAAATCTGCAAGCTTCTTGAAGGTTGAGAATCGCTGGTCTTCAGCCTTGGCAAGATCCTGGCTGGCCTTGCCGACCACATTCTGGGCGGATGCCAGTTCCGCAAATTGAGCCTGTGCTCGACGCACCTCATCGGCCGGGAGATCGCTTCCGGCCACGATGGCCTCGAGCTGGACAACCTTGCTCATCTCGGCTGTCCGCTTTTCCTGTTCCGCTGCGGCGGCCGACATGGCCTTCAGTGCTGTTTGCGCCTCTTCGGCGGACTTCTTGATCCGTTCGATCTGCGCTGCGTAAGCAGCCGCCTGTTCCACGGCATCCTGCTTGAAAATCTGATAGACCGCGTACGCCACGCCGCCGGCCAACGTCAGAGCGATTCCCAGCGGTGTCAGCAGAGCCGCGGCCATAGCCTTGCCAACGGAGAGCAGCGCAACGCCCATTGCCTTGAAGCCGGAAACGATTGCCGGGATGCTCTTGGTGCCGAGTTGCAGGAAAGAGGTGACTGGCGACAGTACCTCCGGCGATACCCCGATCTTTCCCAAGGCTTGCTGCAAGGCTATAACGCCCTTCGTAGCCTTGCGGAAGTTCGCGTCCGCGCCAGCCGAGAACAGATCAAGGGACTTCGTGGCTCCTTCGAGCTCCGTCCTGTCCACCTTGAAGTTGACCATGAGATCGCCGACAACAGCCATCAGGAGCCTCCTGCGAACTTGAGCACCGCCATCATATCAGTTGGCGTTTGCTCCTTGGGTTGATTCAGGAATGGCATGAAATCCGTCACCTTGGCCGGCGGATCCGACGATCGGCGATGCGCGTTGGCATACATACTGGCGAGCATGGCAAAGCCGAAGTCGGTACGCATTCCACCGATCGGCTCGAGGCTGTCGTATGCCAGCCATTCCGACAACTCCGCGGCCGTAAGCCGTTGCTCAAGTTCGCCGACCGTACAGCCGAGTGCGAGCGCCAGGCGGAACATGAAACGCCGCCCCGCCCGCTCGGTCAGTTTCCCGCGAGTGCCTCAACGTCTTTGGCACCCATCCCCGACAACTTCTGGGCAGCGTCGAACAGTGGATCGACGATGCGGGCCGGCAGACCAGCCACGGTCTCGACCTCGGAGTCGGTGAACAGCCGCGTACCGTCCTTGTCGCACAGCGCACGAACCAGCAGGCGCGCACGCAGGTTGACGAAGTTCATCTCCTTGTTCGGACCCTTGCCGACGAAGCACGCCGCCTCAAAGGCATCACGTTCGCCGGCGGTCAGACCTCGAAGGTAGAACGGTTCAGCAATGCCGGCAACGACAATCTGCTCGACTGGCAACGTTGCCACGAGCTTCAGGATGGATTCGCGATTCATGTGATGGTCAGTTCGTCCAGGTCAGACTGCCAGTGATGCGCAGGGTGACGCTGGCCTGAACAATACCGTCGACCGCTGCGCTGACGTTCAAGGACGTTACATAGGCGGAGAAGGTCACATAGGTGGCCGCGCTTCCGGTCGTGTCGCCTCCGAAGAGCAGTCGCCACGAAGCAGAATCTACGAGGTCGCCACCACTCTTGTACAAGACCGGTCGCAGATAGTACTGCGCATCGGTTGTGGAGCCGCCAACCGACTCAAACATATAGATCGACAACGAGATGGTGCCGTTTTCGCGTATGCCGACCGCCGCGGTCTTCGATGTTGTGCCGAGGGAACTGGTGTCAAGTTCGGCGACGCTTATGCCGTTCACCGAAATCGACGTGACATCTCCGAGCGATGCGTAGCTAGTATTCGGCAGTTGGACCTGAAGGGTTGTCTTCTGTGCTGCGTATGCCATGTATCAGCCCGTCCAGGTGATTGCGCCAGCGATACGGATCGTGATCGACGCCTGAATGACTGCATCGATGCCTGCACTCACATTCAGCGATGTCACATAACCAGTGAACGCTGCCGTGCTGCCAACTCCAGCGGCTCCGAAGCGGAGGGTGAACTTTCGACCATCCGCAGCTGTAGCACCAGCCGCGAAGTTCTTGGGCTCTAGGTAGGTCAGAAGACCACTGCTGCTATCCATGAGGTACATCGAAGCGTTGATCGTCCCATTGTCGACCACGCCAACCTTTGCGGTGCGGCTTGTGTCACCGATGCCCGTTGTGTCAATTTCTGCAACGCTAATGCCATTCATCGAGACATTGATCACCTCGGCGACATCGGTGTCGACAGTGCCACCGGAACCAGCGGTGCTAGCAACTCGAAGAAGGCTACCAGTTCCAACGTATGCCATATCAGTTGCTCCAGGTGATTGCGCCAGTGATACGGATGTTCACGCTGCTGGTCACGGCTGCATCGTTCTGCGCCGAGATCGACACACTCGTGATGAATCCGCTGAAACTGGCAGTGATGTAGGTGCCGCTCGAATTGCCCAAGTGA